CGGCAGGCGCTTTGTACGGCACCTATAAAGATGTGGATATCTGTATCACGCACGCATTCTTTCCGAGGGCGGCAGCAGTCAGAAAGAGCGACGAAGACAATATCCCCTTGTTTGGTTGGGAGGAAGACGGCTGGCTGACCATGAGCAACACAGCCACAGTTCTCCATGATGATATAGTAAAGTGGTTCATCCTTATGAAACAAAAAGGATTCAGGATCAAGCTGGTGGGCTTCGACAAGAAGTTCGGAAGAGAGTTTTTCCTGAAAATGAAAAAGGCAGGATTCCACATAAAGGACCAGCCTCAATACATCTATACAAAATCAGAAGGATTCCGGCACATTGAAGTAAAGGTAAAGAATAAGCAGTTTTATTATCTGCATTCGGACGCATATGAATACTGCGTGCAGAACGTCCGTGCAGTGGAGAAGACGGACGATATGATTCAGTACGAAAAGGTGGACGGCGACGGAGGCGTGCAGAGGATAGATTTGTTTGACGCCGGAGTGTTTAGCTGCTGCCAGATGCTGGATGATATGGCGCTGGGAGGCGCTGGGAGCAAATGGTTGAACAGGGAGTAAAAAAATGTCAAAAAAAACAAGGAAGAACAGACAGATCCGATCGGATCCAAAGACAGAAAAAGGAGTTTTTGTATATAAAGGGGCCACATTCGCGGATTTTATCCTTCCTTCCGGCTATGTTAGGATGTCGGAGAACCCGGAAGTGAGGATCGCAGTAGACAAGATTGCCGATCTGGTGAGCAATATGACGATACACCTGATGGAAAACACGGAGAAAGGCGACAAACGGATCAAAAATGAGCTGTCAAGGAAGATAGATGTGAATCCATGCAGGTATATGACAAGAAAAGCGTGGATCTATAAGATTGTCAGCGACCTTTTATTGCATGGAGATGGCAATTCCATTGTATATCCCATAATGCAGAATGGGCTGATTGATGAGTTGAGGCCCTTGGATATGCAGAATATTGGATACAATTATGGTGATGCAGGATACGAGTATTCGGTTAATTACGGTGGAAGGGTGTATATGCCGGATGAGATCATGCACTTCGCGATTAATCCATCACCGCTATACCCATGGAAAGGAACGGGATACAGGATTGTGTTAAAAGACCTGATCCAGAACCTGAAACAGGCGAATAAGACGAAGAGAAGCTTCATGACAGGGCAGTATATGCCCAATGTGGTCATAAAAGTAGACGCCCTCAATGAGGAAATAGCAAGCGAAGCCGGGAGAGAACAGATCAAGAAGAAATACCTGGGCGAAGCGAAGCCGGGAGAACCCTGGATCATACCGGCTGAATTAATAGAGGTGCAGTCGGTAAAGCCGTTATCCCTTCAGGACATAGCAATCAACCCGTCTGTAGAGATTGACAAGAAGACGGTGGCAGGGCTCATAGGGATCCCGTCCTTCTTCTTGGGGGTGGGAAACTTCAACAAGGATGAATATAACAACTTTGTTGATACAAGAATCATGGGGATCGCGCAGATTATATCCCAGACGCTGACCAGAGACTTACTCTATTCACCGGACTGGTATTTCAAACTGAATCCCCGGAGCCTGTACGCATATAACCTGACGGACATGGTGAAAGCGGGGACAGATATGATCGACCGTAACGCCATGCGGCGGAATGAATTAAGAGACTGGGTAGGAATGGATCCAGACGATGAGATGGAGGAGCTTCTGGTGTTGGAGAATTATCTGCATCAGGAAGACTTAAGCAAACAAAAGAAACTGAAAGGCGGTGATGATGATGGAGAGAAGGGAGAAGGAGAGCCAGAAGAGGACACGGCTGACTAAATACGAGACAAGGGAAGAGCAGGACGGCCAGAAGGTGATCGCCGGATATTTTGTGGTGTTCAACTCCGAGACAGAACTGTGGCCGGGTGCGTATGAGTCAATCAGCGAAGAAGCGTTTGACAATACATTAAGCAACGATATCCGCGCCTTAACGAATCACGATGCGACGCTTGTGCTTGGAAGGAACAAGTCTGGGACATTGAAGCTGTCAAAAGATTCTCGTGGACTGTGGGGAGAAATCAGCATCAATGAGAAGGACACGGATGCACTGAACCTGTACGAACGTGTCAGGCGGGGAGATGTAGACCAATGTTCGTTCGGATTTAATATCCTGGATGAGGAGACAGAATGGCGGGATGACGGGACAGTCAAGTGGACCATCAGGAAGGTGGATCTTCATGAGGTGTCGGTATGTACCTTCCCGGCCTACGAGGAAACGGGCGTACAGGCACGGCACCGGGAAGTAGAGCAGCACCGGGAGAGGCAGGCGCAGCAGTGGAGACATGATATAACAAGCAGATTAAAAGGAGGAGAAAAATAATGGCATTAAGACAGATCATGCTGTCGAAAAATATTGAGGCAGCAGAAAAGAGACTAAATGAGCTGAGGGCGAAAGACGGGGAGTTTGATGTGCGTGAGAAGGAGCTGGAAGCTTCCATCGGGGAGGCAAAGACCGATGAGGAACGGAAAGCGGTAGAGGAAGAGGTGGAAAAGTTCACCAAAGAGAGGGAAGCGCACGAAGCGGCGCGCAGTAAAGTCGAGGATGAACTTACAGGACTGAAAGAAGAGTTAAGGAAGCTGCATGAAAAAGAGCCCCAGAGGAGGAGTACAGGTATGAAGAACAGGGAAGGGGAGGAGCTCACTGAGATCAGAGAGGGGATCAATGAGTTCGTAAGGTCAAAAGGGCAGTTAAGGGATGGTCTCACGTCAGTGGAAGGCGGCGCGCTGATTCCGGAGGAACTGCTGGCGCCGCAGAAAAAGCCGGAAGAAGAGGTTGACCTTAGAAAATATGTAAAAGTGGTGCCTGTAAGCAGCGCAAGCGGGAAATACCCGGTTATATCGAAGTCGGACGGCAAGATGAATACTGTCGCGGAGCTTGCGGCCAACCCAAAGCTTGCAAATCCGAGCATTACGGAGATTGATTTTAAGATTGAGACGCGCAGAGGATACATCCCGATCTCCCAGGAGATGATTGATGACGCCGATTACGATGCGACAGGCCTGATTCGGGATGAGATCAACTCACAGTCACTGAATACGTCCAATGCGGACATTGCCGCAAAGTTAAAGACCGCACCGGCAAAGACAGTAGCGGGGATTGACGGTGTGAAAGACCTCGTGAATAAGGATATTAAAAAGGTGTATCCCGTGAAATTTATTGTATCTTCTTCCCTGTATGCGGAGTGGGATAAACTGAAGGACAAGAACGGACGGTATTTGATGCAGGATTCCATCACCGCACCAAGCGGAAAAATGATCTTGGGACGTGAAGTCGTAGTCTTGGACGATGATATGATCGGCACAAATAAAGGTGATCTGGTCGGGTTCGTCGGGGATGCGAAGTCGTTTGTAACGTTCTTTGACCGGAAGCGCACAAGCGTTGAGTGGGTGGATAACCAGATCTATGGTAAACTTCTGGCGGGTATCGTCCGTTATGATGTCAAAACGACGGATACCGATGCAGGGTTCTATATTACTTACCAGAATGAAGGTGCACAGACGGTGAATTCAGAAGAAGCCGGAGAAGATGAACAGGTAGAGGGGGCATAAGATATGAAATACAGAGTGATCCACAAATTCCGTGACCTGCAAGATGATAACCACATCTACAGTGTCGGGGATGAATATAAAGGAAAGAAATCTCAAGCGCGCATCAAGGAGCTTTCCACGGATGCAAATAAGATAGGCAGACCGCTGATTGAGAAGATTACGGAAGAAAAGCAGAGTTGATGACATGGAAAATGAAGTATTAACATTATTAAAAGCGAGACTCGGCATCTCTGCGCAGAGCAGGGATGCTGTTTTAAATATGATAATAGGCGGAATTGTGGCAGAATGTAAGGATACATATGGGATTGTTTTGGATGCGGGAAAACCAAACCATATTTTATTCGTACTTGACTGGGCGGCGTGGAAATACAGCCATCCGGAAGACGGCGTTACCCCGCGCAGTATCCAGTTCCGCCTTAAGAACCTGGTCATACAGAAAGCAGGAAGAGCAGATGAAACAGATGACGTGGGATGATGAAGTGACGCTTTTGGGCGCGGAGGAATTCAAAGAAGATGATTTGGGGCAGCAGATTCCTGTGCAGACAGAAACAACAGTATGCTGCATACGGCGTCCTGTGTCAAGACAGGAATTCTATCTGGCGGGGCAGAACGATATACAGGTATCAGAAGTCCTGATCATTCATCCCTACGAGTATAATGGCGAGAGTGCTGTTTTATTCAGAGGGAAGAAGCTTCGAATCGTAAAAACCTATGAGATCAGCATGGAAGAAATGGAACTGACATGCACAGAGAGGTTGGGTGATAAGGATGGCGGCGCGCTCAAGGCAGGGAATAAGGGCGGATAATCTGGCGGCGGAGATCCGCAGGCAGTTAGAAGAATATACGGATGAGGTGAAAAGTGTAGTATCCGAAACGGCAATGGATGTGGCCGAAAGAGCCGCGGAAATGCTGAAAGAGGAGAGCCCGAAAAGATCAGGAGAGTACAGAAAGCACTGGACTGTATCATCGGATAGAAGAGGTATGGTGGTCCACCAGAGCGCGGGACACCACCGATTGACGCATTTACTGGAAAAAGGCCATGCATTGAGGCGCGGGGGAAGGAAAGTGGGAGAATCCCCCGCGTATCCGCATATTGAAAAGGTGGAGAAGGAGTGCGTGGAGAAATATGTATCTGAGATTGAGAGGAGGCTGGGACGATGACACTGCCGGAGTTGAAAGAGTTGTTAAAAAAGCTCGGACTGCCGGTTGGATATCTTCAGTGGGCAGTTGGACAAGTGCCGGAGCTTCCCTATATCCTGTATTACTCGGACGAAGATAACAATTTTTTCGCGGATGATGTGGTATATTCGACTGGATATGCCGTTACTGTAGAGGTATACAGCCAGAAACGGGATCTGGAATTGGAATGCAGGGTGAAGGAGTTGTTAAGAAGGAATAACATTTCCTATGAATCCTATGGAGATTTTTTAAAAACGGAAAATATGTATCTGAAAGCATATGAATTTGATATTTAGGAGGTTACTTATGTCAACAGAAGGAAATAAAGCAGAAAATAAGGTTGAATTTGGATTGAGAAACGCGCACTATGCGCCGGTGACGATTGATGAGACAGCGAATAAAATGACATTTGGAACACCGGTAAAAATACCGGGAGCTGTAACGCTGACACTGAATGCAAGCGGTGACATGATCCGGTTCAAGGCGGATGATATTGATTATTACACTAACGCGAACAATCAGGGGTATGAGGGAACATTGACGCTTGCAAGGGTGTCAGATAAGTTCAGACAGGAGATCCTGGGCGAAGAACTGACAGAAGGCGGTGTGTTGATCGAAAATGCGGATGCACAGACAAAGAATTTTGCGTTGTTGTTTGAATTCCAGGGCGACAAGAAAGGCATCCGGCATGTATTATATTTTTGCTCTGCAAACCGTCCGAATATATCCAGCAAGACAAAGGATGGAGCGGATCCGAATACATCGGAGCTTTCTATTGTTGCAGGACCAAGACCGGATAATAACATTGTGAAGGCGAAGACAACGGTGGGTGTTAGCGATGAGATTTACAATGGATGGTATACGGCCGTTTACGAGAAGGGATCAGAGGTGGAAGCTGCGTAAAACGGATACCACTCAGAAACGAGTGGATTTTACAGAATTTCAGGAGGATTAAAGATGGAGAAAACGGTATATATAGACGATACGCCGGTGCGGCTGAAATCAACAGCCGCATTACCGAAGAGATATAAGGCGCAGTTCCGCCGGGATTACTTCGCAGATCTGTTTAAGATCGCGAAGGTATTTGACGGAAAGAAGAAAGAGGATATGGATCTTAAGGACATCACATATGAGAACCTGGAACGGCTGGATATGGATGTCCTGTATGATATTGTCTGGACATTGGCAAAAACAGCAGATAAGAGTATACCGGATCCATTGGAATGGTATGATGGGTTTGAAAATTTTAATCTGATGAAAGTCTTGCCGCAGGTGCAGGAACTGATTAAAAGCTCAGTATCGCAATCAAAAAAAAAGTAAACGATAAGGACTCTTCCAGTGGAGAATTATTCACTGCGGAGTCCTTTTCTCTTGTTTGCAGGCAGGCGGGCCTTACTGCGGAGGATATGGAAGAAATGACAATTGGGGATTGTTTGGATTATATCCAGGAATACATAGATAATCAGCGGAAAGACAAAAACGGAAGTGAGAATGTAAGAAAGGCTTCGCAGAGTGATTTTGATAATTTTTAGAGGATGAGTATGGCGAATAAGAAGATTAAGGGGATTACAATACGGTTTGATGCCGAAGCATCAAGCTTGGACAAAGCATTGAAAGAAGTGGAGAGCACTTCAAGAGGATTAAACGGAGAATTAAAGCAGGTGAATAACCTGCTTAAATTTGATCCTAAAAATACGCAGTTATTAGCGCAGAAGCAGAAGCTTCTTTCTGACGCCATCGAAACATCCGGAAAGAAGCTGGATGCACTGAAACAGGCCCAAGGTGAAGTAGAAAGAATGTTCCGCTCCGGAGAGATCGGAGAGAGAGAATACAGGGAATTTCAGCGGACCATAGCAGAGACAGAGCAGTCGCTGAGATCCTACACGGCCCAGGCGCGCCGGATGGAAGAAGAGCAGGCCAGATTGGAGAAGAGCACAAAGCAGTTAAATACATTCATAGAAGCGACAGGAAGAAGCCTGGATGATTTTCAGGATATTCTCGGCAGCAGGCTTACAAATGCCCTGAAGGATGGGACAGCGAATTCAGATGATCTGACAGTTGCTCTGAATAAGATCGGCCGGGCCGCGCTTGGGAGCGAAGCTGACCTTGCCAAACTTC